GCTCAGTCGTGTCTCCCGCGAGTGCCAGTCCGCAAGGCGCACCCGCACCTGCCCCCTTGAAGGGCAATATCCGCGATCAGATGGCCGCTACTCTGGAGCAGCTCACGGCTTGATCCTCATCATGAAGGATCAGCACAATGGTAACGATTCCCACCTCGACGTGGGACAGCGTTCTCTCGACGACCCTTGTCAACCGTCAAAAGAACCTTGTCGATAACGTCCTCAACTCCGTCGTTCTGCTCGAAAGGCTGACCAACGTCCGGGATTCCGGCGTCCGTGCAGTCTCAGGCGGCGCGACACTCGCCCATCCGATGAACCTGATCGCCTCTACAACCGGAGGTTGGTATTCAGGTTACGACGCGCTCAGTTTGGCGCCGCAGGATGGAATTACTATGGCAGAGTACGCCTGGAAGCAGGCTTACTACACTCTGCAAATATCCGGCCTAGAAATGCTCTCGAATAGTGGTCCGGAAGCAGTAATCGATCTGCTCGCGGGCAAAGTCGAGAACGCAGAATCCGCCATGAAGAACTTGATGGCGGTCGGTCTGTACTCTGACGGAACCGCAGCGGGCGGCAAACAACTCGGTGGACTTCAGTCCATTGTTTCCGATACGGGAACGGGGACTGTCGGCGGAATCAGCGGCGTCACTTACTCCAATTGGAGAAATTACGTCTATTCCTTCGCCACCAACGGCCAGGTTGCCGGTGCGTCGACCATTCAGTCGGCGATGCAGGCGGCGGTGCTCAACACCACGCGCGGCAGCGATTCCGTCGATCTCATGGTCGCTGACAATACCTACTTCCAGTATTTCTGGAATTCCATGGTGGCGATCCAGCGTGTGACCGACGATCGGACGGCCAATGCCGGGTTTAAAAACCTGGAGTTCATGGGCTTGCCGGTCAGTGCTGACGGTAACTTGAACGGTGCGGCGCCGTCCGCGCATATGTACGCCCTCAACACCAACATGATCATGCTCCAGTACCATCGGGAGCGGAACATGAAGTGGTTGGCGGATCGTCTCCCGGTTAACCAGGATGCACTTGCGCGTATCTGCACCTGGGCGGGCAACCTCACGACTGGTGGCCGTCGCTACCAGGCCGTGATTACGGCATAAGGAGGACTGAACCATGGCTTATCAATTTTCTGGACCTCAGTTCCTCGGCGTTCCGGGCATCAATACGGGCGGTACGACACCGGGCTTCACGGCCACGTATACGACCCTTCCGGATGGCGCCTCGCTTGGCATGGAAGTCGCCGGCATCGATCCCGTTACTGGCTATACCGGCAGGTTCAAGCTCCTGTTCGGCGTGGCAAGCACGGTTGTCGGCTCTCTCGTGTCCTATGATGCGGCAACGGGTCTGACGACCCTTTCGCCCGCAACTGCCACTGCGACCACCTATGGCGGCTTGCCGTTCGCAGTTGCCATGTCGGCGAACGTCGGACCGACCGTCTATGGCTGGTATCAGATCACCGGCCCGGCGACGATCAAGAAGACGGCCGTTACGGTCAGCCCCGGCGTCAAGATCTTCCTGTCTGGTACGGCAGGACGCATCAAGGTCCTGACCTCGGCGGGCTTGCTGATTCTGGGCGCCCGTACTGCCAACACCACCACTGTCACTTCGACCACCTCGACCGTCCTCGTGACGATTGGGGCTGGTGGCATGGTCAACGGCGGAACTGCCTAAAGTAGAATGCCCCGGTCAGCAATGGCCGGGGCTATTTCTTGGGAGGCTCGATGCTCCGAATAGTCGCAGTGGATACTGGCAATTACCAAGGTCGTGGGCGCGAATACGTGCAAAATCTCCACGATATGGTGCGCCGTAATCTGCCGGACGGCATGATCGGCCAGTTCGAGGTGTTCACAGACTATTGCGATGATTACGGCCCCGGCATCTTTGTCCGGGAATCACCGTCCTTTCTGTTCGGATGGTGGGGCAAAATTTACTTGTTTCAGCCCGATCATTTCGATATCGGCGATCGGATTTTGTACCTAGACCTGGATACGGTCATCACCGGCCCGCTTGATGAGCTTGTGGCCTATGATGGCGAGTTCGCAATCCTGCGGGATTTCTATCGGCCAAACGGGCTGCAATCCTCGGTCATGGCATGGACGCCGTGTCCTGAGACGGATCAGTTCTGGTCCGAATGGAAGTCTGAAGGCTATCCAATGATCGAGGGTGGCGATCAGGCATGGATCGAGCGCCGCGCCAACAATCCGGACATTCTGCAGAAGCTCTATCCCGGCCTGTTTGCCTCGTACAAGGCTGACGGCTGCGCGGGTGGTCCGCCGAAAGGCTCATCAGTCATCGTGTTTCACGGGAAACCGCGTCCACACGAAGTGACGGACAATTGGGTTCCGCATGTCTGGAAGATCGGCGGCGGTACATTGGCTTCGCTTGAGACGGTCTGCAACACCGAGGGACGGACATTGCTGCAGAACGTGCGCGAGAACTCACAACTGCAATATCCCTGGCTCGCCCTCAAGCCAGCCCATGATCGGCCCTGCGCGATCGTCGGCGGTGGTCCCTCGCTAGTCGAGACCATCGACACTCTGCCAGACATGGCAATGTTCGGCCTGAACGCGGCGGCAATCTGGCTGCTGAATCGGCGGGATGATTACCTGGTGAGCCAGGTCATTCTGGACGCCCGTCCCGAGATGGCCGAGATGGTCGATCGGCGGGCAACGCTTCATTTCTTCGCCTCACAATGTGATCCATCAGTCTTTGCCGTTCCCGGCACGTTGCCCACTGTCTTCCATGCCAACATTCCCGGCATTCAGAACGTGCTGGCCGATCGCGGTCCCGTTCATCTGATCGGCGGCGGATCATCGGTCGGACTTCAGGCCCTCGTCATCGCCTATATGCTGGGATATCGCACCATCCACCTCGTGGGCATGGATAGCTCATATCGTGACGGCGAAGGCCATGCCTATCCGCAGCCTCTCAATGATGGCGAACGGATTATCGAGGTGATGGTTGACGGGAAAACCTTCAAATGCGCGCCCTGGATGGCGCAGCAGGCCGAAGAGTTCCAGGCTGTCGCGGCGGAACTTGCCAATCATGGCTGTGAGATCATCGTGCACGGCACAGGATTGCTCCCTGCCGTTGCGCACAGCCTCGCCAATGACCACGCGCTGGCCGAACAGGGGATAATCGCCCCGGATGGCTCACCGGCCTGCCAGCGGGCCTCTGCTGTCGTCAGTCGCCTAACTGGCGTGGAGAACCCGGTCGGCGCCGAGATCGGGGTGTTTCGCGGCGGCATGTCGCGGCGCCTGCTGGCCTATCGGCCCGATATGACGCTCTACATGGTCGATAGCTGGACCACGACGGCGCCGGATGCGGCTTATGCGAAGTCGGGAGACTTCCACGCTGGTCTAGGACAGGCCGATCAGGATCGCTTTGCTGCCGAAGCGGCTGGCGTGGTCGGGTTTGCCGGTACGCGAGCAATCATCGTGCGGGCGACATCCGAGGAAGCCGCTGAAGCCATTCCGGACGGTTCATTGGACTTCGTGTTTCTCGACGGAGATCATAGTTACGCGGGTTGCCGCGCGGATATCAGTCTGTGGCTGCCGAAGATCAAGCCGGACGGCATCCTCTGCGGTCACGACTACTCGAATGCGGATTTCCCCGGCTTTGGAGTGAACCAGGCCGTTGATGAATTCGCCACCTACCATGGCCTGACCGTTGAACTTGGCGAAAACCTGACATGGTTCTTGCCGGTCGCTCGCATCAATCACGCCCTCTCTTCCGCCGCGTGAAGCGGCACTACCCAAAGGAAAGTCCCGTGAATCCTGATATTCCGGAAGCCCCCGGCACGCCTCCCGCCTTCGTCTTCGATCCCCGCGCGGGAGAGAATGATGTCGGCCAGAATGGACCTGTCGTCTCCGCTCGATTCTTCATCGGTCCCGATCCTCGCACCGATCCGGCTGACCAGCAGGTGGTTGATGCCCAGGGCAACATCCCCGAGATCGAGATGGTCGAGATCATCAATCGGAATGATCCGAAGAACTCGCCCATGGTCAACATCTCGACCGACATCCATCGCTACAAGCTGTTCCCCCGCGAATACCGGGCGTTCAAGCAGGGCCTGGATATGCAGTCGAGCGGGATCCCGATCAAGGCGTGGCTGGGCGACAATCCCCGCACCCAGAATCTCGCATACTTCCATATCCACACGGTCGAGCAACTGGCATCCATCTCTGACTCGCTTTGCTCCACGCTGGGGCCTGGAACCTACGAGCTCCGCAAGCGCGCCGAGGCCTATCTGGCGCAGCGCAAGGATTCCGGGTTCGCCGAGCGGGTTGCGGCTGAGAACGATACGCTGCGGCGCTCGATGGAAGCCATGCAGGCCGACATGGCGCGTCTGATGACGATCGTCGGCGCCAATCAGACCAAGGCTGCTGTTCCGGAGACTGGTGAGGTTCATCCGGCAGAGCAGGAATATGCGGAACCGCCGAGGCGCAAGCCCGGTCGTCAGCCGGGATTCAGCCCGAAAGCCCAGATGCGTGAGGCGCTTCGTGCGCAAGACGCTGCCATCGAACTTGCACACGAAGGAGAATAGACAATGACCGCTTCCGCCGCTGCATTGACGGCCCTGGGAACCCCCCCGGTCGTAGCCGACCTTATCGGCGATAATATCTCTCAGAGCCTTGCCGGCGTCGGTACGGCTCAGTCTGGCGCCACCCTGCTCACGGGCAGCGTCAACACCGTGACGACAGCCAGCGGCCAGACCGCTTTCATCCTGAAGGCGCATAACGCTGGACGGACGGTGGTCGTGGCCAATACCTCGGCGACGACTGCGCTCGTCTATCCGCCGACTGGTGCGACGATCCAGGGCGGCGCTGCCAATGCCAGTTTCTCAGTGGCGCAGAACAAGACGGCTCTGTTCTGGTACATCACGCCGCTGATCATCGTTGCGAACCTGAGCGCCTAAATGTCGCTCCTGACGATCATCCAGGGCGCTGCCGTCAAAGTCGGGATTCCGAGGCCGAATACGGTCATCAACAATCCCGATGCGAACGTGCAGCAGCTCCTGGAAATCGCACAGGAGGACACCGCCCAGCTCTCACGCATGAGAGCGTGGCAAAACCTGACCAAAGACCACACGATCACCACGATCAACGCCGAGAATCAGGGCGATGTGTCAACCGTCATCGGCGATGACTTCGATCGCCTGGTGCCGGCGACGATCTGGGACCGAAGCCTGATCCGTCCATTGAGTGGCCCCCGTTCTGCGCAGGGATGGGCACAGGATCATGCGCTGATCGCGGCAGGACCGTTCTACAGTTTCCGGATCATCCGCAATGATCTGCTGATCTTCCCGGTACCCGATGCGGGAAAGATCATCTCTCTCGAATATGTGACGAATAAGTGGTGCGAGAGCGCATCGGGAACCAGTCAGGCCTCGTGGCTGGCTGATACCGATGTGGGCAAGCTCGACGAACTTCTGATCAAGCTCTCGATCGTCGTCACGTACAAAATGGTCAAAGGTCTGCCATGCCAGAAGGATCTGGCGGACTACCAGGATGTGCTGAACGACCGGGTCGCTATTGATGGCGGCTTCCCAAAAGTCCTGAACATGAGCGGCGGACGCGATCGGTACCCGTGGCCTGTTCTGCCCGATGGCAACTGGCCGACGACCTGATGGGCCTTCCGCGTCCTAATCTCGCGCAAATCGCGCGGCAGCCGACCACAGGGCAAATCGCCCAGTCCGTGCGTGTGCCTGCCTCGGTGGGTGGCTGGAATCAGTACGACTCCATTGCAGCCATGGCGCCGGAATATGCGCTGACCCTGGACAACGTGTTTCCCAGCGTCCGCCAATGCACGGTAAGGCCTGGTTACACGGTTTGGGGAACCGGCCTCGGGACTGGAGCCGTCGAGACGCTGATGCAATGGGGCGGTCCATCATCAGAAAAGCTCCTGGCGGCGGCCAATGGCAATATCTACAATGTCTCAACCGCTGGTGCCGGAACATCTCTCGGCTCGGGCTATACGAATAACCGCTGGCAGCACACGAACATGGGGACGGCGGGCGGTCATTTCGTGATCGCAGTCAATGGCGCTGATACGCCCATCAATTACAACGGCACGGCGATTGCAACGACACCGGCAATCACTGGCGTGACGGCAACCAATCTGATCCATGTGTGGCAGTTCCAGAACCGGCTGTTTTTCCTTCAGAAGAACTCCCTCGTCTTCGCCTATCTCCCCGTCAATGTGATCGGCGGCGCAGCGCTCACCTTCGATCTCTCGGCCCTCTTTGAGTTCGGCGGATATCTGATCTGCGCGCAAACCTGGAGCCGCGCCGGTCTGACGGACCAAGAGGATTTGTGCGTCTTCCTGACGAGTGAAGGCGAGTTCGCGGTCTATTCCGGGACCGATCCGGGTGACGCCACCAAATGGGCGCTCCAGAACCGGGGCCGGATTGGCGCACCACCGACCCTCGGCACGCGCTCGATGGAGAAGATCGGTTCCGACCTCTACATCGTCTGCCAGGATGGCTTGGTGGCTCTATCCCAGGTGCTCTGGCTCGATCGGGTCGATACATCCAAGACGATCAGCCAGAAGATCGGGACAGCGGTCAACGATGCTGTTGCAGCCTACTCGGCAAACTTCGGATTTGAGATATTCCTCTATCCGAAGGGCAATATGGTGATGGTCAATGTTCCCGCGCTCGTCAACAAAACCATGTACCAGTATGTTGCGAATACCGCGACGGGTGCTTGGTGCAGATTCACAGGGTTGAACGCCAACTGTTGGCAATTGTTCAACAATTCGCCTTACTTCGGCGGCGTCGATGGCACGGTCTACAAGTGGGACAGCGGATCAGCCGACAACGGAGCATTGATTAATTGGGAAATCCGCAGCGCCTTCGTCAACATGGGCGAGGATGGGCAAAACAAGCTCTGGACGCTGGTTCGCCCGATCTTTGAATCCAATGGTCCGGTGTCGTTCAATTATCGGATCGAGGTTGATTACAGCATCTCGAATCTTACCCAACCTTCCGGCAGTTCCTCGGCCAATGATAGCCGATGGGACACGGCATTGTGGGACACGGCACCCTGGGATGATTCGGCACAGATCGTGACGGTTTGGCTGGGTGCCAATGCGTTGGGCCGGGTCTGCGACATCCACATGCGCGGGGCCTCGATGAACCAGGACATCGCCTGGATCGCGACCGATTTTACCTTCTATCAGGGCGGTCTGCTTTGAGCCTGCGGATGGTGGTTCCAGAGTTTGCGGCGCCGGGTGGTCCATCCCTGAATGCATGGCTCATTCAGTGGTGCCAGATGCGGCTCAAGACTAACGGATCGTTTGGACTCGATGCTGTTTCAATGGGAGTGGCGGATGAGAAGGATAATCTTCTATGCGTCACTGTTTTTGACAATTTTCGGAAAGGCCGTAACGGGCAGGCTCTGAACATCGAGTGCGCCATTGCGGCGGATTCTCCCCGATGGGCCAATCGCGGCACGATCCGGGCAATCCTGCACTATCCGTTCTGCCAGTTGAAGGTCCAGCGCATGACCCTGTTTGTGGCCGAGAGCAATGCGCGATCGTTCAAACTGACTCAGGGCCTTGGGTTCAAGGTCGAGGGCATGATCCGGGAAGCGCTCGAGGGCGGTGAGAACCTGCATGTTCTGGGCATGCTGCGCGAGGAATCCAGGCGGTGGCTTGGCGATCTGCTTGGACCGAAGCCGGATCAGGAATCTCAGCCTGACATCGCCCACATGCCGGTCTCGAACATGATTGCGGCCTGATCGGAGTAAATGACTTGGGCAAAGATTCCCCCTCTGCTCCCGCAGCACCTGATCCGAACGCGACGGCGCAGGCTCAGTCGAAATACGACGTTCAGACGGCGATCGCCAATGGGCTGATGAACCGCGTCAATCAGGTTACGCCCTACGGCAACCTGACCTACACGCAGAACGGCACGACGGATGTCGGCGGCAATCAGGTTCCGACCTGGACCGCAACCCAGACGCTCACACCTGATCAACAGGCTGCGGTCACAAGCCAGCAGCAACTGACCAAGGGCCTCTACGGCCTGGGTAATGATCAGCTTGGCCGCATCTCCGATACGCTGTCCAAGCCGCTCGATTACAGCGGCCTCCCGACATTGCAGCAGGGCCTGGACACCAATGGTCTTGCCCAGCTTAAGACGGCGCTTGGACCGTTGGCAAAGCAGGCGACGGACCTTGACTGGTCGCAGTTCGCCAATCAGCCGACAAGCCTGAATACGCGGACGCTCTCGGCCATGCCGACCGATCCAACGCAGATGAACCAGCAGGTTTCGAATGCGATCTACAATCAATCGACCTCGCGCCTTGATCCGCAATGGCAGCAGGCACAGACGCAGCTTCAAACCCAGCTTGTAAACCAGGGCATCCCGCAGAACTCAGACGCCTGGAACAAGGCAATGATGCAGTTCGCGCAGCAGAAGAACGACGCCTACAACACGGCGAACAACTCTGCCATTACCTCGGGCGCCCAGATCGGCGGCACGGATTACGGCCTGGTCCTCCAGGGTCGGCAGCAGGGCGTCAACGAACAGACCACGAGCGCGGGCCTTGCCAACCAGGCCAATGCGGCGGCTCTGGCCCGTCAGCAGGCGGCGGCGCAGCTTGCCAACACGGCGAACCAGACGGGCATCCAGTACGGCATGGACAACGCCTCGCTGGCCCAGGCGGCGCATCAGCAGGGCATCCAGGATCAGCTTGCCAACGCAGGCTTGGCGCAGACGGAGCGGCAGCAGGGCATCCAGGAGCGAACTGCGCTCTATAACCAACCGCTGAACGAGGCTTCCGCTTTGATGAGCGGCGGGCAAGTTCAATCGCCGAGTTTCGTCAATGTGCCCAATGCAAACGTGGC